AGCTGCGCGCGGTGGACGCCAAGTTGGACCGCGCCCGCAAGATCGACGCGGCCGACCGCGCCGAGCCCGGCAAGCCGATCAACGGCGATGCCAAGCTGGACGATGAAATCCGTTCCCGCTTCCGCGTGAGCCGCGCCATTGCCGCCGCTGCCGGCCTGGGCGTGGATGCCGGTTTCGAGCGCGAGGTGCAGGCTGAGCTTGCCAAGCGCGCCGGCCGTCCCGCCGAAGGCATCTTCATCCCGACCGAGGTATTCGAGACGCGCGTGCTCACCACCTCAACCGGCTCCGAGCTGGTGCCGACCGACCACCGCCCGGACCAGTATATTTCGGCCCTCACGGCATCCTCTGTCGTGCGCGGCCTGGGTGCCCGCGTCCTGTCCGGCCTCACGGGCAACCTGAGCATTCCCCGCGAGACGGATAGCCCCGCCATCGGCTGGGTTGCCGAGAATGCGGCGCTGTCGGCCGACGATGCCGATTTCGATGCCGTGACCCTCTCGCCCAAGCATGCCGGCGCGCTGTCCGAATTCAGCCGCAACATGCTTCTCCAGGCGAGCCCGGACGTGGAGGGCCTGCTTCGCCAGATGCTCGCCCGCAACATCGCCCTGACGATCGACCGCGCTGCGATCCGTGGCGGTGGCACCAACGAGCCTGTCGGCGTGCTGGCGACTTCCGGCATTCAGACCGTGACCGCGCCGGCCTCGATCTTCGAGGGCATCGCGGAGGCGGTGGCGAAGGCCGATGCCGAGAATGTCGGCGGAAGCCGGGCCATCCTCACCACCCCGGAAATCCGCAAGATCGCGGCGCTGGCCATGGACATCACCAACCGCCCGATCGGCGTTGCGACGGTGTTCCACAACCTGCCCGTCACCTTCTCCAACCAGGTGCCGAAGATCCTGGGCGGCTCGCCCGGCACTGAGCACGGCCTGATCTATGCCGACTGGTCCGAGCTGCTTATCGGCATCTGGTCCGAGATCGACATTTTGGTGAACCCGTTCGAGAGCACGGCCTACTCCAAGGGCAACGTCTCGATCCGCGCCATGGCCACCGTCGACGTGGCGGTGCGCCACAAGAAGGCTTTCGTCTCGATCGAGGACGTGACCACCTCGACGATCGCGATGCCGGTGCCGGCGCCGATTTCCACCGAAGAGGTGGGCGCATAATGGCGACCGGGGGCGACATGGAGCGGCGAGCCTTCGCTGAGGTTCGCACCGCTGGGCGGCGTATCGAGGGATACGCTGCCACCTTCAACAGCGAGGCGCGCCTTGGCAGCTTTGTCGAGACCATCGCCCCCGGTGCTTTCCGTTCGGCGCTGGCGGGCGACGTGCTCGCCATGCTCGACCACGATCCGGGCAAGGTGCTGGGCCGCACTCGTTCGGGCACCCTGAGGCTGACGGAGGATGGCAAGGGCCTCGCGTTCTCGCTCGACCTTCCCGACACTCAGGCCGGCCGCGACGTGCTGGCGCTTGCCGAACGCGGCGACCTGGGCGGCATGTCCTTCGGCTTCACCGTGCCCAAGGGCGGCGATAGCTGGCAGGGCGAGCGCCGGACCCTGCGCACCGTTGCCCTCAAGGAAATCTCTGTGGTGCAGGCCTGGCCGGCATACCCCGACACCGAGCTTGCCCTTCGCGCCTTGCGCAACGGTTCGGATGCCGAGCGCCGCCGCCGCGCCCTCATTCTCGCGGAGGCCGGCAAATGGGCCTGATCGAACGCATTGCCGGCTGGGCCGGATATGAGAAGCGGGACGGGAGCGACCTGAGCTGGTCCGCCCTTGCGCCCGGCATCGGCTACTATGCGGGCCTGTCCGCTCGCGCGGCCGAGAACCTGAGCACGGTGCTCGCCTGCACCAACGCCATTGCCACCGCGCTCGCCTATGTGCCGCCGCTGGTCTATCGCCGCGACGGCGACGGCAACAGGATCGAGGTGCCGACGCACCCCATAGCCAAGATCGCGCGCATGGGCGTGAACGATCAAATGAGCTGGCCGGACTTCCTCGAGCATTTCGTGGCCAGCACCTTGCTCACGGGTAACGGCCTGGCCGTGATCCTCCGCAACGGCAATGGGCAGCTCGCGGGCTTCCGCTATGTGCCGTGGGGCATGGTGACGGTTGCCGAGCTATCGAGCGGCCGGCTGGCTTATGACGTGTCGGACGGCCGCGGCAACACCCGCCGCTATCTGGAGGGCGAGGTGCTGCACCTCCGCGACCGCACCGACGACGGCAAGATTGGCCGCTCGCGTCTCTCCCGCGCGGCCGACACCGTGACCGGCGTGCAGGCGGCGAACACCCACGCTAACGCCTTCCTGGCCAATGGCGCGAGCCCCAGCGGCGTGATCGAGGTTCCGGCCGTCATGGGACCGGAACAGCGCGGCCGGCTGCGTGAGGCCTTCCAGGAGCGTCATGGCGGCGCCGGTAAGGCTGGCAGCACCCTGATCCTCGACGGCGGCATGAAGTGGAACGCCTCGCAAATCTCGCCTGAGGATGCCGAGCTGCTGGAGACGCGCAAGTTTGGCGTGATCGAGCTGTGCCGGTTGTTCCAGGTGCCGCCTCCGATCGTGCAAGCCTACGAGAACAACACGTTCACCAATGCCGCTCAGGCCGGCTTGTGGTTCGCCACCTTCTGCCTGGCACCCTGGGCGCGAAAGATCGAGGCGGAATTCGCCCGATCCGTGTTCCCCAGCGGTGGACCCTATGAGCTGGAGCTGGACCTGTCCGGCTTCCTTCGCGGCGATCCTGAAACCCGGTGGAACGCGCACAAGATCGCGATCGAGGCCGGCGTGCTCGATCCCGACGAGGTGCGCCAGATTGAGGGCTGGAATCCTCGCCCCGCTGGCCAGCGTCCCGCACCCGCCAATGAGGGAGGGCAGGCCAATGGCTGACCTTGTGACCCTGAGCGAGGCGAAGGCCTATCTCCGCGTCGATCATGATGACGACGACGACACGATTGCCCTGCTGGTCGCGGCGGCATCGGACGCGGTGCGCGACGTGGCATCCGATTGGGACGGCGAGGGCGCCGTGCCCGACCGGCTCAAGGTGGCAGTCCTGTCCCGTGTGGCCGTTACCTACGACCAGCGCACCAGTGTCGAGCCGGCCGCTGGCGAGCTGGGCATGCTCACGCCCCTCCGCACGCTGGAGGTGTGACGGTGGAAGCTGGCGACCTCGATCGGCGCGTGACGATCCTCCGCTATAGCTTGGAGGGCGATGACGGCTTCGGGAATCCCACGCCGGTCTATACGCCTTCCGAAACGCTATGGGCGCACCGCACCGACATTTCGGACAGCGAGCGCTATGCCGGCTATGGCATCGTGGCCAGCATCATTTCGCGCTTCCTCATTCGGAGCAGCGAGGCGGCTCGCACGATCGGGCCTGCCGATCGCCTCGACCATGACGGCAAGGAATGGAACATCACCGGCATCAAGGAAGCGAAGTTCGGCCGGCACCAGTTCCTCGAAATCACTGCCACGGCGGAGCTGTAACGCCATGGCAAACCGCCCCGCTGCAATCCGCAAGTCTGAGATCGAGCGCACCGTGAAAGGTGTGATCGCCACCGGCTTGCCCATCACCAGGATTGAAGTCGAGGGCGGAAAGCTTGTGATCTACACCGGAGACGGCGCGGCTCACCAGGAGAGCCCGCTGGAGGCGTGGAGGCGCAAGAATGGTCAGAGCTAGACTCCAGGGCATCAACACGGTTCGCAAGCGCCTCGCTGACGGCACGGTGCGGACCTACTACTACCACCGCGCCACCGGCCTCCCCCTGAGCGGCAAGCCCGGTTCGTCCGAATTCCTCAGGGACTACGGCGCGGCCGAAAAGACGATGCTCGATCGCCATGCCGGCACCTTCAACGGGCTGGTGCGCGACTACACCCTGTCGCCCGAATTCGGGAAGCTGAGGGAGAGCACCCAGCGCGAATATCGGCGGATGCTCACCAAGGCCGAAGCCAAGTTCGGCAACATGCCGCTCGCTGCGATGGAAGATCCCCGCGTGCGGCAGGATTTCATGTCGTGGCGCGGCACCGTTGCGAAGGCGTCCGGCGACCGCGAGGCCGACAACCGCCTGAGCGTCATTTCCGCGATGCTGACCTGGGCGAAAGAGAACGGGCACGTTTTCAGCAACCACATTGCCGGCTTCCGTCGCCTGCATAGTGTCGATCGTTCCGACCTGATCTGGTTGCCCGAGCACATCCACGCCTTCATGGCCGTCGCGCCGATCGAGCTGCAGCGTGCGCTTATCCTCGCCCTGCACACTGGCCAGCGCCAAGGCGACCTCTTGCGCCTGACCTGGGGCAACTATGATGGCTCGCTGATTTCGCTTCGGCAGGGCAAGACCGGCCGCAAGGTGGAAATCCCCTGCACCAAGGCCCTGAGGAAGATGCTGGACGGCCTCGACCGCAACGCGGCCGTGGTGCTCGCCACCAAGACGAAACGGCCGTGGACGCCTCGCTACTTCAAGGCGCAATGGGAAGCGGCATCGAAGAAGGCCGGCATCACCGATCTGCACTTCCATGACCTGCGCGGCACCGCCGTCACCATGCTCGCGGAGGCCGGATGCACGACGCCGCAGATTGCCGCCATCACCGGGCACTCGCTCAAGACCGTGACGGCGATCCTCGACAAATACCTTGCCCGCACCCGCGTTCTCGCGGGCGAGGCCGTGACCCTGTTCGAGAACGCAAAGAGCACAAAGTTTGCAAACCGTCTGCAAACCAGAACCCCGAAGTCCTCAAAGGGAGACGCTAAGTGATTGATATGAATGGCGCGCCCGAAGAGATTCGAACTCCTGACCCCCAGATTCGTAGTCTGGTGCTCTATCCAGCTGAGCTACGGGCGCGCAGGCCGTTTTCACGGCGGTTCACGGTGGGCT